CTAACATTATAATACGTTCATATTCAGTTATCAATTTACTAACTTGTTGTTTAGTAGATCCTCCTCTGAGAATAAGGGCATCAGATATATTATGGTATATCTGACATAAAAAATCAGTGCTACTGTCATTTGGGTGTATAACTAAATTAGTATTCATATATCTTCATCTTCATATTTACTTGATTTAAATGAATCTTCGTTTAGTTGAGTATTAATTTCATTTAATACTTCATCTTCTGCTGATTCAATCCAATCACTGATTAAGTCAAACATACCTTTTTCATCACCATTAAGGTAATGGTTCATAAGATGTTCTGCTGATTCTTGAGAATATCTAACTAAATCGTAAGCAACTTGTGCTTTGATATTTTCAATCTGCTCCTTATTAAGTAAGCGAAATTGATTTCTGCTCATAACTTTTGTTTTATTTATATGAATATAAGAAAGGGGCTTTGCCCCTTTACTTAAAACGCATACCCGTAATGGTATTGTTTTATCTCTTCGACTTTATACGTACTAATTACGTATTTCCCATCCTCACCCAATTTAATACCTCTTTCCCATACTTTAACCTGTACTGTATTTTCATCTATAACCCCAACTATTTCCCCTAAATCACTTCCATTTACATAAAAATCATTTCCATTATCAACATGACTTTGATTAAATTTTATTGGACTTATTTTAACATTATTTGTTAATTCAGGTTCTTTTTGACCTGGAGTTGTTTTATATATATTAAATCTAGGATCTAATATTCGAATATTGAATATATCTTTGAATAGTTTAGGATCCTCATTATGAATATTAACCTCATCTATTATTGCCTTAACAATATCAACTGTAATTGTTTCTAATTGTAAAATAAATTCAATTATTGATAGTCTATGTTCTAAATATATTAGTTTATCATCTATAATTTCTTTAATTGCTTCAAGTGGTAAATTTCCATATGTTTTTAAATAACGAAGACGACCCGGTCTTTGAATCATATTTGAATTTAAATATAATTCATTTGTAGTTAATAAGAATACTCTACGAAAACCATTATCCAATACACCATCCATAACTGTTAATATAGAATGATCTTTTTCATTGTACATTTTTTCATATTCATCAACAAATACTATTACATTTTGTTGAATATTATTAATAAAATTTGAAGTATTATCATATCGAGTATGAATAACAATTACAGGCAAATTTAATTTGTTACATATTTGCTTTGCAGTAACTGTTTTACCAGTACCTTTAATACCATTAAGCAAAATACCTAAATTAGATGTTGTATTATTATAAGTTTTTTCTACACGATCAATGAAATCAGTTTCAATACCATATACTTTATAGGGAAAATCAAATTTATCAAGTATTTGAGATAAATACAATTCACCTGTTCTTTCATCTATTTCTAATTTATAAACTAATGGTTTTAGCTTTTCTACATTTTGAGATACTTCTCTAATAAAGAAATTGTTTGTTGACTGTTGCCATTGATTTTTCATAACCTTATTTTTTATTTTAAATATAAGACTAGAATTTTGCCCTATTTAATCCACTCTTCTGCTCCTAATTTCATAGCTTGAGATGGAGATAAACTACTGTCTTCTCGCATATAAAGTAAAGCAGTGTAAATTAATTCTGCTTCTAAACCATATTCAGCGGCTTCTTCTATAAAATTATTTATAGCTTTTAATTCGTCCTGTCTACCCATGTTATTATTTTAATATAAATATAGATATTATTTCCAAAACACCCACCAAGGATTTTTAGGTTTATCTTCTACTTTAAATGGGCTTGTATTGTCATAGCATTTTACTACTCCACCATATCTAGCATTCATCATTTGAATAAATATCTGATGATGTTCAGGTGGTATCCTTCCAAAATCTGCTTTAATTTTAACATCTAAAACTTCAACTTTACCTTTATCAGTAAATAATTTTAGTTGTTCATGCATTTCAACTACAGTTGATGATTTAACAGTTAAACGATGATCTCCATCTACTGCAACCCAGGGTTCATTCATATTCATTTTTTATTGAAAGTCCATAACCTATACTAAACCAACTAAATTCTAATTCTGCTTGTTGGCGATTAAATTTATAAACATTTTGTATTTGTTTAATACTATATTCTTTCCATTTTTCATATTGATCCTTAGTTAATTTATTATTTCGAAACCAATCAGGATCATCTTTAATTTCATCCCAAGTCTTCCCCACATAAGAAAGTTGATTATTGAGTAAGTGAATTGCTATGTTATTTTCATTAAGTTTTGATCGGCGTTGTAACAGACGTTTCATGTAACAGTAATTTAGATACTCGTAAATATATGAACTATATTAAAAATATATAAATTTCGATTGATTATTCATAGGAATCTCTATCTATATTAACCACCTTAGGAAATCGTAAAGAACCATCAACTGTCTTTTCAAAATATTTAACAGTAGCTTTTCTACCTATTAATGAATCTTTAATATTCCATAACTCAGTTAAATATTCATGTGTACCATTTACTGCTGCATTAAATTCAATTCCTTCTTTAGTATTAAATATTAATGTACCTATCTTTCCACTTAAATTTCCAATCCCTTCAACATATCCTATAATAGTAAATTCATCATCAATAAACTGTTTTCGTTTTAATAAATATTTTGAACGTTTATTTTCATAAGATGAATTAGTTCTGATCATTTGACCTTCATAACCTTTCACTAAATATTCTTTATATTTATTATTTAATTCTTCTTGACTATTGCATTTAGTAGTTTCTACTACAACACAACATTCAGGTAAAGATAAATTATATAAAACTGATTTTCTATTTAGAAATATATTATCTTCTGATGGGAAATCATATATATAATATTTAATAAAAGTTTTACTTAATTCTAAGTCAGCTGCTGTTGGTTTTGTTTTGCGAACGCAAGATATAATTGTATTAAAGTCAGCTACATCTTTTTCAGCAAATAATTCCCCATCTAATATCATATCACCATTTTCTTCAAACAACGGTTTAAGCGATTCAAATATATGAGGCGCTGAAATAATAGGTTTACCATTTCGAGACCACATACCATCTGATCTGATTATACATCTAACTCCATCGAGTTTTGGATCAGAAAGTAAGGGATATAGAATTTTATCCTTATAATCATTATAATCATGAGCTAACATTGGTTTAAAATATACAAGTGTATCTATATCATTTATATCTTCCCAATAACCTAATGCTTTACGTTTATCAAACATTGCTTGTGCTTCCGCATCAGCTTGTTCAGCGGGGTTTGTTTCGTTTTTCTTTCCAATATTTTTACCTTCACAACACGTCCATTCAGATGTTACTTTTTGTCCATCTAAGAATCCACTTACTGTTCTAAAACATTCATCCTTTACTTCAACATACCATGTTGATACTTTACCTGTTACTGAGCGTTTGTACAATGTTGGCCAAATCATAATTTATATATTTAAATAAATGTAAGAAGGGGATTTTGACAATCCCTAATGTTAGATATCAGGGACATGTTTATCTTTTTGCTTTTGTTTAAATTTAAGCCATTCAAGTTGATCATGTAAACTTGCTCCTCGTTGTGTTAATTCACTCCAAGATTCATCGTGTAGTGACTTTCGTTTATTTTTTTTCTTTAACGATTTGTCTACTCGTCTTGATGCTTTATCTTGGGCATCGTCTTTAGAAATAATTGGCATTTATTTTATTTAAAAATTAAAAAATTTATTCTTCCCAATATTAGCTGCTTTTCTTTCGCCTTCAGTCCTTGGTCTAGATTCAGGTCTAGTTGTTTGTTTTGGTTTACGTCCTCTTGGTTTGGATTGTATTTCTTCAGGATTATCCCATCTTTGATTACGTACTTTTTTTAAAAAATCCTCAAACACTTTTTTATTATATTCAGGATCTTCTTTAGGATATACGGGTTTATTATTCATGAAATATAATCTAAGATAAGTTCTTGGCCAAAACACATTTGCTGTAGTGTTCTAAATTTAGCTTCATCATCTAATGGTTTACATTCATTATAATCTTTACACCATACTAGTTCTCCACCATACATCATGCCACAAAAATATTCTAAATTAGAGTTCATTACGATGAACCATTTACGCTTTGGTTGTTTCTTCCCTCTCATATTTTGAATCTGATATTTTTAATCCACAATATAAATCTATCCATCTCATTTCACGATCAGCTATGAATTTTTTATAACGATATTTTTTCATTATAAATTTAGTACCCCAATTTCGCCAATCCTCATTTTGAGATTCAGTCATAGTGTATTGTTGAAACCAATCATCAGTTCTACCCTCAACATCTTCAAATTTAAGAGGATGACCTGCTATTTCAAACATCTTATCAATTATTTCCTTTAATACTAGTTTATTTTTATCTGCTCGTTTCATCTGTAGAGTTTTCTGATTCATCTTCTATAATACCCCTAGTGTATAATTCTGGTGGGGCAAATGGTGAATTATTAGCAATAACCCTATGACTATGAGTACGAATATCTGCAAGTTCTTGCATTCTTGCAATTTGTTCAGGAGTAAGAGAAAGATCTTCTGTAGTAAATGATGCTAATTCTGGAGTCAATTGTGCTCTCAACTTGCGATGACGATCTATCATTTCATTATCCCGAGCAGTTGGATTTACATCATTAATGAATGTTGGTGCTGTTGCTAATGCTACTGTTAGATCATTTCCATGATATACCCCAGGTGAAATATAAATTGCATTATTATTTGCTGTTCCAGTAATCCCTATAGCTCCACTTACTGATATGGAACCTGTTACAGCATGAAAAGATGATACGTTTTGGGGTTGGGGATCTGGAAATAATGATAAATTGGTAACTTTATTTTTATTTACTTCTTCTCTAAGGATACCAAGTATATGAAAAGATATATTTTCATTTTCAAGTGGTTCAAATCTTTTATCTTCCTCATTCCAAAACGAAAATTCATCTTTTTCAGTAGGATTTAGATTTTTAAAAACAGCAAATTTCAATCCTGTTTTTTTATTAATATTATAAATTAATATACCATTCCCGCTATATTTCATAAAATAATTTCCACTATCCATTGTAGTACACCACTTAGTACCAGAACCATATTTTTTAGAAGCAAATAATGATAATGGTTTTAACATTAACCATTCTTCATCTTCATATATTTTAATAATATTTTTTTCTAATTCTTTACTCATTAATTTAATCTCAGCAAGATCTATAGCTTTGGTTAAATCTTCCCAAGTTTTATAAGAAGTAACATCTTTATTTTCAATTAAATTTTGTTCATTTAATTCTATAAATTTAAAAAATATTTTAAAATTAGAAGGATGATTAATGTTAAAACCATATATAAAAAAACAGAATAATTTTTCTAATATTGGTGTTTCTAGAGTTTCCAAATAATTTGGATCTACTGTTGGAAGGGTCATTAATTGGCTTATTGTAAAACCTCTTTCATTTTTTGTGATAAACTTATAATTATTTTTATTTAAATTAATATATAATTCAACATATTTACTAGGGCATAAAAGCTTTAGCATATCAATATCACTTAAAGCTAAATGTTTATGTTGTTTCTTTAGTTCATCTATTCTTGACATAACATTAATTTATCTTGTTTTACCAACACTCAATTTACCATTATTAATAATTAAATATTCGCCTGTAGTTTCTTGACAATCTATAAGATAATATCTACCACCCATTGCTTTCATAGCACCATTAAGATCAAGTTTGTTAACCCCAGTATGACCCACTATTTGAATATAATCTTTCTTTAATGATTTATCATGTTTTTTATTAGAAACCATTAATGATCTAGGTCTAATCCAAATAGGAGTTTGAGTTATATTATCACCATAAGAATCAAAACCATTAAAATCAAAAGCTTTAGGTTTATATTTAAACAGTTCATTTAAATCAGCTACAACATTTTCTTTAGACCAACCATTGGAACCAAACACTTCATCCATGAATATTGGACTTACACCAGCGTGAGTAAATAAGAAATTATCAAAACTATAAGCCATTTGTAAATGGTATCTATTTTCTTCTATAATTTGAGTTATTGATGGAGCTATTTTAGTTTGATAACCACTAGTACCATTATAACCAATTTCTGGGAAATAATGATAGTCATGGTTACCAATTAATAGTATAACTTCTTTACCTGATGTTTGTTTGTATTCAATAATTTCTTTAAAATTATGGATTTGTTCAACACCAGGAATATCAAATGAATCAAAGTAATCACCTACAAAGATGATTCTATCAGCATCTCGTTCTTGATTTACTATTAATTTCCAGAGTGATCGACCATGTGTATCACCAATTACAATTGTTTTCATAACCTAAATTTAAGTATTAATTTTGACTTTACCAAAATTTATACCAAGGTTTCTTAGGGGATTTTTTAGGAAGGGGAAGTCTTAAAGGACGATTTAATAATAAATTAGCATGAGATTTTATTAGTTCCTTTTCTACTTTATTTAATTTTGTAGTATCAACATGAATTTGAACAGGGGCTTCAACACTACCCGCTGTTATTTGGGTAGTAATAACGTGGTATTCTTTTCCTTTTATTATTACTGTACGAATCATAACCATAAATATATTAAATTTAGGTTATTTTTTCTTATTAAGATGAACTCCTATCCCTAAATTAAATGAATTAAAAGAATCCCAACCAATTCTAATACATGATATATCACTTGAAAATTGAACCATAGCACCACCAATAAAATCATTATATCCTCTTTGTCTAGTATACCACAGTTCATTTGATAGATTTCCTATGCCTTTACCATTTAAATATCTTGTTGTAACCCCCATTCCAAATTTCATTATCCATGCTATTCTAGGAGTAACTTTATTACCAACCAGCATGTAAATAGAACCATTTTTAGCATAAAAATTTTCGTATACTGATGAATAATTTGTTATAAATCCTGTGTAGTCTTTTCCTTTATTTCCTTTATTAAAGAAAAATGAAACACCACCACCATAAATCATGTGTTTATCTTTACCTCTAGGCACCGTAAATTCAGCAAGTACACTATTTTTTGTACTTAAAGCTATTAATGCTGTTGCTGGATCTGATGTTTGGCTTTGTACTTTTGTAAGAGCAAATAATGTTACTAATGTAATTAGTATTTTGTTTTTTAATCCCACCATCTTGTAATGTTTTGTTCTAGTATTTTAAATAATAATTTATGTGCTCGTTTCTCATTTATATGACCCATATTCATAGCTATACCTTGCTTAGTATTTATTTTGAATATATTTTTGTCTGATGATAATACCTGTTTGTATATAAGTGGATATTTTTTAAAATATTCATCAAATCGCTCTGATTTTAGTACTATATCTAATTCATAGTAGTCTGGGTGTGTTTTAGATTCTATCCAATTATAATCAGATTCATGATAATCCATGCATTCTTCTGCATAGTATTCATTTTGAATTTTATCTATTAAACGAACACATAACATCATTATTTCAGCGTCGCGTTTAGCAGATCTATGTCTATCATGATAACCAATATATTCTGCTTGGTTTTTTAGTTTAAATTTGAGTATTTCAAAAATATACCAGTCATCCCAATCTTGGTCCTTCCATATGATTGGAAACCAACGAATTAGATTTTTAATTCTTTTAAAAAATTGTTTCATAACCTTAAATATATAATAAAGATTTTGACTACTCTACAGAATCTGAATCTTTTTTACTATTAATCCATTTATCAATTGAACCTATACCAAAGCAGGCAATAGTTAATATTTTAAACGAATCAAAAATAAATTCATTTACAACTAAATTTTTTCCTAACGCACCAGTTACCATGTCAATGATAGCAAATATAACCATTATTAAGAATGACATAAACCCAATTACGGCTTTTTCGTTAATTGTATTTGAGTCATCGAACAAATTTTTAAAAAATTGTTTCATATTATTGATTTTAGTGGTTCATCAATAAATATGAATAAAAAAAGCAACTAAACGTTGCTTTCCTTTACTTTACGACCGCGTTTTTTACCTTCTACTATTTTCTTAATTTCAGCACATAACTCATATTCTTCAAGTTCAGCTAAATCATTAATACAATTATTTAATACTTCTTTATATTGTGATTTACCAACACCAAATATTAGTTGGTCTGTATTTTTAAAGGTAATTTCAAATATATCTATTTGATCTTTACCTCGTTTATAAGCACTTAAAATACATTTAGCCATTTTTAGAATAAGATCTGAGTCTCTATTTTTTAGTTTAGAGTAGAACTCATTGCTATTTTTCATGTTTAAATAGTGACATGCCATAGTTATAAATATTTATTTATTTTTTCCTGTATAGGTATTAGTTAAGGAGTGACAATTAGGGCAAAGGAATCTTAAATTAGATAATTTATAATTCCAAGCATTACCATCAATATGATCTAAATGTAAAGATAATTTTTTACCTATCCACTCTGAAATTCCACATTCGTTACATTCTTGCGGAATAAGATTTTCTTGTATAATACGTTTTCTTACTGAAGCACGAGTTGCATAATCCTCTATACTAATTATTCTTTTTTTGAAATTCTTTTTTAATCCTTTACCTGATTGGTTTGTATTGTAACAACCATATTCTATAGCGTATCTTTTAAAGGTATTAATATGCAATCCTAATCTAGAAGCAGCATGTGACATTGATTCACTACTATTACATATATCAATGAACTCTTGTTGGGGAATATCTTTGGGTTTAATTCCTGATTTTTCCCAGCTATTTGGTTTTTTAGTATTATATTGTTTCATATCAATAAATATTGGTAAATACTAGAAACCAATATTTTTTTGTGTGCCCCCAACGAGAATCGAACTCGTACTCGCTTACTAAGCGAACAGGATTTTCTTACTACTATAGCTTTCGCTACCTTTTCAGTTTGTAGTCTGGACTATACCTTCACCTTATTTTTCAACTTAGGTGTTCCGTGTCTAGTCTCTACACCTTCCCTTTCGGGCTTGGCTCGGTATTACCATTTTAAAGGCTTCACCGAATTTACGGAATTTTACTCTTTAGATTTCTCTAAAGGCACTCAAATAACTAAGTCCTGCGTGTCTACCTATTCCACCACAGGGGCATTTGCTGTCTTTCCAGCAGTCAGAAGAACTTGAAACTTACCTACGCACCAGTGAGGTATTCTTCATGTTTGTTCACAGAGCCTAAGCAGTGTCTAGTATGCTTTTGGTTGTCGTGCGTATCAATGATAGTTTATCCTTTTTACTCATCAAGTAATCCGTCCTATTGTAGGCACTTTGGCTCCTTAAAAACATACTACCAAACTAAACATCCTCGCTGTAAGGGAAGGATTCGAACCTTCATACGGTGATTCAATAAACGACATTTGTACTGCAGCTTGTGGTCAATCCTTATCGTTTATCTATTTCATTTTCCGCGCCCACGAGACGAGTGGGTGTGTATACCATGGTCTAGACTCTTTCACCACCTTACAATTTTGTTTGATTTTATCTAGCTTCTTTATAAAGACGAATCAAAGTAAGTGCTATATCTACAGGAGCTAATATCCAACACATAATCACAAGACCTAAAGTATCAAGTCCTGGGCTAATGCCCAATCCTCCTGCCTGTACATCACGATTCCATCTACGAAAAGTCATTATTAAACAATAAGCTAAACATATTAAATAATAGGTCCAAAACATAATTTTTATTTTTTATTTTACAAGAGCATCAGCAGCATACGTCATCATTGGACATTCACCTTTATGTCTTACTTTATATCCCATACCTGTTACAATACCTACAGCACTTGCTAATGCTTGATTTGAACGGTATTTTGGATCAGGATTAAGATCAATATCAATCCAAGTTGCTACTATACTTGTTTCATTTTTAATTGCTTCTGCCACTTCAACAGAAAACCATACTTCATTTAATAAACGAACTGTATTTTCTTTTTCACGTAATGTATTAAATCTTGAATATAATACATGAGCTCCTTTTCCTGGGCGTGAAAGTCCAATTACAATAGCATATATTGTTTCGTTTTTTCTGTTTTGTGAATCACATCCAATAAGTATTTCTACATTATCGTGTTGTAATATGTATTCTTTTATATATTGTATTAGCTCAATTTTTTGATTTGAAGCTAATGTTTTAAACATTTTTTCCATAATTTAAAATTTAATAACTGAGAAAATTTAACTGAGTTTGTTTTGATATTTGCAGAATCGAAGTAACTCAACTATAACTACAGCATTAATAAATTGACCGAGATTTCTGGGGTGAGTCGTTCGGTAGCTCCGAACAGCACCAGGGAATTTATACTCGTCGTCAAGTGTTTTTTAAGCACCAGTACACGTCCTCTACCCTGATAACTCGAGGGAAGTTGGTAGATTGTATTTAAAATGAGCGGCATGTAGCCGCGGTATTTAATTACGAAGTACCTCACCTAATCCTTACTACGGTAATATTTTAATCAAAGATCTATTTGTTATATATAAATATACGGGCGGCGTTTTAAACCGCCCATATATTATATTTCAATTGCTTCAATAGCTTTAATCAGTGCTTTTGGATCAATTTCTACTTTTTTAATCAGTTCATAAATGTCTGATGAATATCCGTAAATACCATAAACTTTACTTCCTGGTTTAAACATTGTAGTTCCATATCCGCAAATATCTACTGAATATACATGCATATTTGCATATGCTGATTTTTCTATGTGATCTTTACCTTGCATATCTGAAATTATAAACACACGATCATAGTTTTTTCCTATAGTTCTGAATATGCTTTCAAATGCTGTTCCATATCCTACTGATCCTTGTTGACCTAAGAATTGATTCTTAAGTGTATTTACACTATCAAGTGGGTTAAACTTAATTTGAGTAGTTCTATCAGCAAAATGATAAACATCGGCATTAATACCCTTAGCTAATGTAGCTGCAATTAATGCTGCTTTTGCAATAGCGGATTCTGAACCAGCATTTTTATTAGCTAATCTAATTCGTGAGGTCATTGAACCTGAACTATCAAATATTACTGCTGTTTTTCCATGTGGAAATAATTCAGTTAAGTTTGGAATAGCTAACTCATAAGCTGTATTTAAAGCATTTATAAATGGTCTTGCTCCACTTGCTCCAAATTCATCTAACATTATTTCTAATGCTAAATCAATTTGGTGAGGAAATACTAATGATTGCTTAATTAGAGCTTTATCAGTTAATAATTCACAAGCACCTTTAATAACTTCGGATTTAGCTCCTGTTTTTAAGATGTTTCTTAAGTTACGTAGTAACGCTAAGTAACCAATCTTACGAGTTTCAATCAATTCAGCAAAGTTATCTTCTTTAGCTTCATTTAATACTGCTACAGCTTGTTCAGCAGTAATTTTTCCTGCTTTTACTTTAGCTGCTACTTCTTGACCTGCTTTAGTATTTTTATCTTCTACTGTGTTAAATTGCTTTAACTCACCTTTCATCAATTTAGCAAACACTGACTTCATCTTTTCAGAAGGTTTTGGGTGTACTAAATTAATAATATCAACTAAAGATAAATCACGATTTTTAGCTTGATATTTTGCTAATTCATATTCATCAGCTGCTTCTAAAGCCGCTTTAAATCCTTTTTTGATAGCGTTTGATAATTGTTTACCTGGGTTTCTAGCTTGATAGCATGCTGCTATTTCTAGCATATCATCTAAACGATAGATGACACCACCAGCATTTGCTTTTCTTTCTCTTTTAGAGAAGAATCTAGCACCTAAACTATCACCAGCTAATACTTTAGCTAATTCTACAGCACCAAAGTGTGTAACAGTTCTTTGACCCATAACACTACGAGCATATACCATTGCTTTTGCAGCGAATACTTTATCAGTTTTAGCTACTTCAGCAATAACATTAGCAAAACGTTGTTCGCGTTCACCTAGTTTTTCATAATACTTATTATCCAAACCTGTAGCTAAAATTGCTACTAGTTCAGTTTTTGAATCATATTGATAACCATTTCCACCTTGGTGGTTTACAACTGTTTGTACAGTTGGTTTTGCTTTTGCATTAAAACGTGCCATTTTACTACTAATTTAATTGTTAGAGAATATTAATTGCTTTTTACTTAATAAATGTAAGACTATCTTTTTTGACAACCAAACTTTTTGTGCCCAGAGAGAGACTCGAACTCTCACGCCTTTCGGCACCAGTTTCTAAAACTGGCGTGTACTGCCATTTCACCACCTGGGCATAGAGTGGGCCTTTCCCCACGGTCAAACAAGCTTGAAATTTACCTACGCACAGTGAGGTACTTGTTGTGATCATTCACAGAGCCTAACCCTTTACTAGTATAGTTTCGGTTGTCGTGCGTGTCATGCTGTAGTCAGGACAGGATTCGAACCTGCAGTGTAGGACTTATTTTTTTTTGCCTCTATCCGTTACGGAACACCCTTTAGCCAATTTGGGACACCTGACTGTTTTATAAGCCATCTTCCCAACGCCCTAAAACTAGTTGAGGAATTATTCCGGTATTCTCTTTCTCAAATAAACTTTCATCAAATTTAAAATCAACAACTATTTTTTCATCGCTTACCCAATTTTTACCAAAATCTTCAATAGTTAATTCGGCACCATATTTAACTAACAATGCTTTTAACTCATTATAAAATAATTGTTGCTTTTCAACAGTTGAATTATATTGCTTTTCCTTGTTCATATTATACAAATTAGTGCTATTATAGCCATTGTTTTTAGTTTTTATTTTTCGTAGTCAGGACAGGATTCGAACCTGTAATTTATATAAACGTAGGGTTGCAACCCCTAACTGCCTAAGTGTCATACACCTCCTGCTTGGACATTTATATTGCGTCTAACCAATTTCGCCACCTGACTATCTTAGAAGCCTCGGAGGAACTCGAATCCCCAACGTTCTCCTTAGAAGGGAGACATTCTTCCATTGAATTACGAGGCCAAATGAGCAGGTAGTCAGAATCGAACTGACATCTCGAGTTTGGAAGACTAGAGCACTAACCGTTGTGCTATACCTGCAATTCAAAGACAAACCTCGGCCTTGTATACCGACTTGGAAACCCTTTAGCTAGCCACTAACACTGATTGTAGTCTATTTGTCTTTTTGAGCCGAGCAAGAGATTCGAACTCTCAGTGGACTTTCGTCGCCTGCTTACAAGGCAGGTGCAATCAACCATTATGCGAACTCGGCATTATTTGTAGCGTATACTAGTGTCGATCTAGTCTAAAATCGGATATGAGCCAATTTTGGTCGCCGGACCATACGCCAAGTAAAACACTGCTGGGATACCCGTCTCGTCCCAATCTTAACGGCTTTATTGAAGTTTTATGATGCATCGGCCGAGGGTGATACTGCTTTTATTCTCATTCGGTTTGTCGACAACCAGCCTGAGAGTCAGTCAGTGTTTTGTTGCGGTGGGCTAGATTCGAACTAGCGATTTTGACCTTATGAGAGTCACGAGATGACCACTTCTCTACCCCGCAATATAAGTTTGTAGTGATGACGAGACTCGAACTCGTAACCTCGATGGTATAAGCATCTTGCGCTGACCATTGCGCCACATCACCAAATTTAAATAACTACTTACTCTATATAACCACCATCCACGTCATGCGCTGGTTGAGCTCAGCCAGCAAGTAGTTTGTTTAAGCCGGAACAACGGGATTCGAACCCGTACCGCACACCGTGACAAGGTGGCATTGTAAACCATTCAACCATGCTCCGGAATAAAGTAAGAAAGTTCATTACGTCTAACAAACCAGTGTTTCTACTTTGGCTCAATCGAATTATGATCACTTCACGATGTGTTGCATTTCGTCTACTTCTTACTTTGTACTCCCGACGAGAATCGAACTCGCATTTTCAGATCGAAAATCTGACATCCTAACCATTAGATGACAGGAGCGTAATGATGAAAGAATATTGGTACAGTTTCAGCCGGAATTGAACCGGAAAGTTTAAACCAAAATTAAATGCCCACCATGGGCGCGAAGTAACTGTGGTCCTTACTATTCATCAATGTGGGAGTAACAGGAATCGAACCTGTACCTCTGCAGGCTGCGGTTTTACAGACCGTGGTGGCTAAAGCCAGTATCCACCTTACTCCCAATTTGTAGAAGAATGCTTAGAAAAGTTTGTTTTGGTTGTAAATGCGGGACTCAAACCCACGCGTTTTTCTTGGAAGGAAAATGATCTATCTCTGATCTAATTTACGAAGTAACTTTTCAATTTACTATCTACAATAATTTTGCTGAGAATGACTAGAAGAGTTGTTTTTCAATTTAGATTTACAAGTCTACGAAGTAACTCTATCTATAACTACAGCATTTGTATTTTCAAAGATCTTTTATTCTTATTTTTCTTATACATTAAATATACAATAAAAATTTTGCCAAAAGATATTTTTTTGCGCTTTCGGAGAATTACGATATCTCGGCCTCGAATTTAACAAATTCTTGCTCTGCCTCTGAGCTACGAAAGCGAATGTGGAGATACCAAGACTCGAACTTGGATTACCTGAGTATCAGTCAGGCGTGATAAACCATTCTACTATATCTCCATGGGGTCCGATACTAGCTTTCCATCACACTCGGACCAAGATGTGCGTCATACTAGGTTTGCGGAGAGCATTGTATCGAAACAAATACCGTGTTAGGGTACCACTCGCTTAGCAGGCGGTGACAGCAACCTTACTGTTTTACTCTCCATTTTGGCAGTTTTTAATTCATATCGAGGGAAGGAGATACCAGCTCCAAAACTCGGAAGGTGGGTGTAAGAACGGTATCGAACCGTCTTCCCTGGCTCCACAAACCAGTGCATCACCTTAATGCTTCAAACACCATGTAAAGAGAATCAGAACACACAATACGGATGAATTCTATGTTCCCGGACATTGCTGGTAATTCTCTCTGTGGAGAGTGACGGACTCGAACCCCCACGCCGTGTTACCGACTTCACTGTTTTCAAGACAGCTAACTACTCCTTTAGGACTCTCCTTATTAAACATATCACCTGTTCTACGCACATTTTTACTTTAGTTTATATCAGCTAAAGTGCCGTGCCAGCTACGAACTATGTTTGATGCCACAGAAGGGGTCGAACCTTCAACAAGAGAGCCAAAATCTCTTATGTTACCATTACACTATGTGGCAGTGTGTTGAGCAGCAAAAGAATTTCGAAATCTCAACCTTCACATTGGCAATGTGACGCTCTGCCTTTGAGCTATTGCTGCTTATTGTAGAAGATGGGAATTTTGAAATCCCGACCCTCGCCATGTAAGGGCGATGCTCTGCCTCTGAGCTAATCTTCTAGATGTCAGCTGTTTAAGGTACAGCTGCGACTCAAACCTGAAGGTTAGTTATATATTGGAAACCTACCTACAATCTACCGGCGTGGAGAAGGTGGAACTCGAATCCACAACCTCATGCTTGCAAAGCACGTGCTCATCCACTAGAGCTTCATCCCCATTGTGTCGGGTAGAGAGGACTCGAACCTCCACGATGCCTTCGCCCCAAACGAAGTGACCTAGCCATTGGTCCACTACCCGAAATATTATTCTACCGAGGTTAAGGTGAGAATTGAACTCACTCCGTAGATTTTGCAGATCTACCGGCCGCCACGACCAACTTAACCTTATTCGTACTCCCGGACTGACTCGAACAGTCATTACTAGATCCGTAGTCTAGAGTTCTAATCCATTGAACTACAGGAGCATATAACTTGCACGCACGTAAGGACTCGAACCTTCATTTTCGCTTTTGGAGAGCGACGTTCTACCAATTGAACTACGCGCGCGTTTTTATCAATATGTCAAAGATCCTTTAGATAATCTTGTATAGTTATATTTTGTTCTTTTTCTAAGTAGTGAAACTCAGAATGACAATTTCTACACAAAGTAATACATTTTTCTATTTCATTCCAAAATTTTTCTTTACCTAAATAATAATTACTACTAATATCAAACTTTTTGTTTTTAGGATCTAAATGATGAAAATCTAAAATATACCATCTTTTATCTCCACATTTAGAACAAGTACATGTTTTTTTATATTCAACAAAAATGTTTTTCTTTTTCTTAGTTACACTTTTATTTTTTTCTAATTGTATTTCTCTGTTTTCGTAATACCAATCTAAATGTTGTTTTTTAGTACATTCACGACAGGCTTTTTGTTTACCATCACTTTGTATTTTATTATTATTAAATTCACTCAGTTCTTTTTGTTGTTTGCATTTATTACATATTTTCATAATTATTGTTTATAATAAATATATAGCTTTTAATAAATATTACAAATTAAAATACATTTTTTGTGCCCCCTACCGGTAACGATCCGATCCTGGTATATTAAAAGTATACTGCTTACACCTGTTTGCTAAGAGGGCATTTATTTTGTTCCCTCTTGCTTCAGAGGGACTACTTATGTTTTCGTTTAGTTGTCTTTCGTTTCATTTTCTTATAGTTTGTGTGGTACCCCTCGGTTCCGACCCGAGTCCTGAAGATTTTCAGTCTTCCGCTTCTACCAAGTTAGCTTGAGCACCATTAAAAAAGCCCTGATCTTTTGAACCAGGGCTTTGTAATTTTGTTTATATATTTTTAAACATCTATATTACATTGCCCGGGTATACTAGGTTTGCCTTGCACATCCGTATTAATCGAATTAAAGCAATACCCTAGCGCTAACGTACTTCTACGTTCGTTTTGCCATGTTATTGTATGTAATATGTTTGTTTTCATTTGTTGCGTCTATAAATATATACAAATCTTAATTCCCGATAAATATACTAACTTACTTTGCCATCTCCAAAACTACTTCTACTATTTTTGATTCGCTTGCTGCTTTTACTTCAAAATTCTGTTCTGATCTTTCTGTCAGATGTTTTGTTATAGTAGCTTCTGCTTCAGTTACTGACATTGCGTCTACTAAGTAATTTGAACTGTGTTTTTTTAATTTACCGTTTTCGTCTTCTACAGTAAATTGTACTTTTACATTAAAAAATTGTGCCATAATTATTGTTGTTTATATGTTTCGTTGTAGTATTGTTCTGCTTCTGATGAAAACCTATATGGTGACAAGGCAAGTGCAGCTTTTTTTATTTGCTCCTCAAACATTTGATTGGCTTGTTTAAGAATGTCGTGATGTTTTACAGCATATTCTCCTAAACTTAATTCCTTACTTTCTAATTGAATCAAAAGTTTGCGGTGTTCTTTAGCATACCAATCTACTGCTGTCTGTTGTATCATTATTTACAATATTTTAATAGTGCGTTAAAGTTTATGAATCCGATTTCTTGTGCGTGTTCCATTGAAAATGTATGTCTTTGTACATCAAGACCTTTTTCTATAACAACATGAACCATTGAAGAAAAATAATTTACTTCAATTGAAGTGACATGGTGTGTACCAGATAAATTCATACCCCAACATATAGATTTTTTTGTTTGTTGTATCATAGGTTTACTCCATGTGTCTTTTTCAATATCATATTCGCCTTGTAGTCATATAGGTATGGTCTGTATTTATAGAGTTTATTTGCAAATTGTGTTCTTGTTTTCATATCTTCATATGATTCATCTTCCATTCTACGTGGAGGACAACTCATAAAATAATCAATATCATCATTGGTTATTTTTTCTTGATTGGCAAACATCATCATTTTGGTAAATCCAAGAGAACCAATCATAGGCATTCCTGCTCTATAAGCTTCTACAATCTCTTTTGGTAGTTTAAATTCATTAAATTTTTGTGCTAATTCTGGTCTATTTAACATATTTTTTATTTGCATTAAATATACAAAAAATTTTGCCTAAACCAAAATTATATTATTCCTAATGCTCTCATGTTATCTAAATGTTTTCTTTCATCTACATCCCAAACATGAGGTACAGCTTTAACTTCAGTATTATCTTCAATATGACGTACTTGATCAGGAGTTAATGGATCAGCTACTAATAAAAAATAGTCATTATAACACAACAATTCTAAATTATCAAGTAAATAATTAAATTTATTACCATCTTTAAAATTCAACAATAGTGGTATTTTATAATCAGTTACTCTACGCTCACAAAAACCACAAGTATAACACTCTTCCTTTAAATAACCTTCAGTAATTAATTTTGTTTTGATTTTTTCAGGAGTAAATGACTCCCATCCAGTACCAGTTTCAATTATAAGTTTAACATTAGGTGATTTTTTTCTATTGGGTAAAAATTTGGGAATACCCTTACCACATTGGTTTTTATGAGAATCAAATAATGTAGGAGAATTAATATCATTTTCATCCACTCTAAATAACTTAGCAAATGGTTTGTAATGTTGATATGAACATCCTAGATATTTTGCAGCAGCTCGATTAGATTTTGTAAATCGCATTGCTCGCAATATATCTTCTTTACTTAGTGGCTTTGGTTGACGCATTTTTGATATTGTTTACAACCTCCCATAGATCAGATGGGTTATTTAATATAACAGGATTATCGTCTTTATCTCTTAGTTCATTAATGGAACCATTAAGATTTAATCTTTCATAAACATAGAAAAATATAACTGACGCTGCTTGTTTGCCGAAATGTAGTAATATCAAATTATCTATTATTTCATAGAAAGATTCATCATATTTGCTTAAGTCAATACTAAAATCATTTTCAACTAAAGAAGTTCTAACATTTGCTCTCTCTAAGGCAACAATAATTTTTTCGAATGTTTCTTTATTTAAATTATATTCGCTTTTTTTCTTACGTTTTAAGGATAAATCCGTACCAATCATTATCTCAAGAGTTTGTTTGATACTTTGAGCATGTTTTTCACCTTTATTTTCTTCCATAACTATAATTTTTTAATTAAATCTCTACACTCAATACATTTGTCATATTTTTCTTTTTCGATAAAATATTCAAGTGCTAATTCAAGAGAAGATTTAAATTTATCTTTATTTAGTTGTATATAAAAATCTGAATCTGCTACATCAAATAATTCTATATTTGATTTTTTATATTTAACAGCTTCTTTTACTGCGCTTACAACCTCACCAATTACTGCTTCTTTTATATTAGGTATATCATTCAACTGTTCATATGAAGCACCAGGTTGAACATAAACTTTAAACACTGGTATTTTACGTCTCATAAATTATATTTTTGGTTCCTCTGGAGCAGGAGGTAATTCAGGGGCTACAGAAGGAGCAACATTTTCTCCCTTTAAAGCATTTTTAATTAGCAATCTTATATCTTGAATACTAATTAAAAATCCAATTACATTAGCATAAGGTACATCAGTATCAACATTTGCTGTCATTTGATATTGAGACAACCCAGCATTTAGTCTTGATTGTAATTTTTGTATCATAGTAGCTTTAGCATCCCCCTCAAGTGTTTGGGATAATACAAATTGTACTTTAATTCCTTCTTTTGTAGGATTTTTATTAACTGATACTTTTAATTTGGGTTTTACTTCTGCCATTGTGTATGTTTATATATAAATATTTAAATTACTTCATCAATTATACCTAAACTTAATGCTTCTTCAACATCTAGGTACCATTCTTTTTGCTCTTTTCGTATATTTTGTAATGTTTTTAAAGGTATTTTGGTATTTTCAACAATTATATCATCATATATTTTCCATAATCGTTTACCCTCTTTTAATTCTTGTTCATGATATTTCATTTTTTCTTGTCCTGTATTCCAACTTATTTCATGATACATAAAAGTAGTGCGTTTAGTAGCATAACGATAATGTCCACAAGTAGCAATAGCAAATCCCATTGACATTGCCTGACCATGTATATACATATGTACTGGTGTAATTGAGTTTTCAATGGCATCAATTATTCCCATCCCATCATATACGTTCCCACCTGGGGAATTTAAGGTGAATTTTATAGGGTCACGATTTTCTTTAGCTTTATTTTTGTCTTCATTATTTATTTCATAAATTAATCCTATTACTTCACATGCTGATTCACCATCAATTTCTCCAAGAGTTATAACTCGACTTAAATATTCTTGTTTGCGTTGGGGAGAACGAAGTGCTTTTGCCATAGATTATTTTTCAATAAATATATTATTAAAATTTAATCTTTTAAAAGCTGATTAGTATAATACAATGAGTTATTATCTATTAATTGATTATTTAGTTTATCCATTCCAGATATATCTAGTTTAAATATATCTAATTCAAAAGTACCAATAGCTCCACTATTTGCTATAATTTCAGGAAATTGATATAAAAAGTCTAAATGATTATTAGTAAATTTAGTTCCATCCAAATAAATTAATATCTGATTTGTTTTAGGAGAATTATATGGTTTAATACGTTCTGATAGATTAAACTTTGTATTATTTTGTTCAGATGTAATATATTCGTATATACCATTATCAGCATATACTTCACCAAACAATTCAATAATAGATAATAAATTATAATGACAATTTTCTATAATATATCCAATATCATACTTTGCTTTAAACTCTCTACTACCCCATTTTCTTATAAAATTACGGTTTGAACAACGTTCAATTTGAGCAGTTTTAGCTTGATATTCATCTGAAAATCTAGACGTTTTAGATACAAAATGGTAAGTAATAGCATCTAATGATGTTATTAGATTCATACCCAATAATTTCCATCTTAAAATTAAGTCATCATCTTCACAAAACATTGGATTATATAGATTATCTAAACCACCAATTTCAAGGTATTTGTCTTTAGGCATACACATAAAAAATACAATACCCGGTTCAGTTTTATCCTTATATTGTTCTGTTAATTGAGAAGCATATTCATAAAATTTATTTAAATCAAATTTTTCTAATTCTACTCCTAAATCATAAATCACTTTACCAGGACGTTCGTGTCCTGCAAAAATAGGGGGTTCAATTGTAGTATAAGATACTACTGTATCTGGGTTGCAATGTTTTTCTAAATTTTCAATAAATCCAGGAGCAATAACAATATCATTATGAAGAAATGCTATATATTCCTTAGTTGCTAATGAAGCAGCTTTATTAAAATTATCTGAAAAGTTACCAGGCAATTCACTCCACCAACATTTTACATTTGGATCTTGGGATTGAATTTCTTGTAACCATTCATTAGTACCATCAGTACTGTTGAAACTGCTAAAACATATTTCCACTTCAGGATAAATTGCTCTAGTTGTTTGATAAAAATGTTTGTTGTAGTCTAAATTATTTTTTAAAGCTACTAATAATGATATTTTATTTTCCATGTTGTAATTTTTTTATTTGATCTTGAATAAATCCAAGAACACCAGTATTAAAATTTTCTCGTTGTTCAGATACATCTCTTTTAACTAATAAATTTTTATAGTAATTAGAAAAACCATTTACAGTATCGGTTCTTAAAGGACCAATACCATATTCAAATACTATTTGTCCATCTAAACGATATTGGGAAAAATCATATCCTAATTTAGTAGCATTAGATGCAACTATCATACTATACCAATCATAAGCACCATATCCTTTCCATTCATCTGGTATTTGACATAATTCTTCATAAAAAGCTTTATTATATACATCAAACCATCCTGCCCACTTTATTTGGTCAAGTTCTGTTAAACCAACTGTATCAGAAAAAGTATGTAGATAATGATCAACATCAAATATATCTGTTGTTTTTTCCCATCCATAATGAGGACCAACAGCAAATTTAGGATGTGTTAATACTTCCCAAGTATTGTCCCACATTCTACAAATTTGAGGTGTTAATACAAAGTATTTATTTTTAATTTCTCTAACAGCCAAAGTTAAATAATTTAATAAATACTCACTAAAGTACATATCAGGACAAATACTAATATAATATTCTGTTTCAGGTTCTATAGCATCACGTTGTAAATCTAAATGCCCCCATAATTCATCACCTTCATATATAAACATATCATGCTGATAATCTTTTAATAATATAGATATTGTTTTATATTTCTCAATAAAATATTCTTTAGGTAGTTTACTTGCTTCCCAGTTAATTAAATGACTAGATAAATTTAAAGCTGATTTAATTTTTATATTAACATCAGGTTGTAAAAAATACTTTGATTTTTTTAGTTGGGTAAATGTTAATAAAGCGTAATCAATTTCCCAAGGCATTATATGATATGTAGCTGTTATATTCATTTTAATTTATTATATATTTCTTTGATACCTTGTTCTAATCCAATATAAGATAATGAGTATTTAGAAACATATTCACTCTTATAATCATTACCATTGTTTCCTAATATAATATCAACTTTATAGTCATCTAATTCATTTATTATATTAGCTATTTCTAATAAAGTATAATTTTTATCATATGAACAATAATCTTCTATATGTAATTGATATTTGTTTGTTGTTATATAATGTTTTATTAATGTAATAAAATCCTTCATATAAAAAAAAGTCATTGCTTTATTTTCATAAACCTGTAAAGATTCTTTATTAATATATCTTTTAATATTAGACTTAATAAATCTAGTATCTAATTCATTCTCATCAAATAACCCAAATATTATTATATTAAAAAAATTAGGTGTTGATATTACTGAGGTTCTAATTATTGATTTACTAAGGCTATATGGAGTAGAAATAAAGGTAGATGGGGTGTAAGTAAAATGATTAAGTTCAACTCCTGAACCAAAATTTATAAATTTATCATAATTAGTATGTCTAAATTTATATAAATTAAAGTATATTTTTGTATTAATATCTTTTACTTCCTCACTATCCTCTTTTAATCGATGACCTCCTACAATGGCACAATGTAATACAACGTCAAAATATTTATTTTTAAAAAATTCTTCCATAGCATTAACATCAATCAAATCAAAATCAGCTCTTGTAAGTGCTATTACTTCGTATTTATCTTTTAAAGCATTATACAATGATTTACCTATATAACCATTAGCTCCTGTAATTAATATTTTCATTTTTTAAGTTTTTGAGCTACTTCTAAAATTAAATCTTCTTGACCAGCAACTAATTTTCTATTACCTAATTCAAATATTAGTGATGAATATTCAATACCATATAATTTAGACGCTTTAATAATTGGTTTTTCAAAACCCGAAAATAAGCGATTTAAACCAGTTAAAACGTTTACAGGTGTAGATACCGGAGCTTGTGGTACCAAATATTCCATCACTTTATCCGCTTCTATAATAACTTTTTTGAAATCAATATTAATATCAAAATCCGATTTTTCTAATACTGGAATGAGCATTTCTAAGTGTGCATTACCAGCTCCGGCTCCAAAACCCCTAATACAAGCATCAATATATTTAGCACCACATTGAGCCGCTATTAATGAATTTGCTGTAGCTAAACCTAAGTTATCGTGAGCATGAAACCCAAAATCAATATCCAGGATATAACTTAACTCATCCATTCTTTCCTTAACATTAGATGGTAAATAAGTTCCTGTTGAATCCATTATAATAACAGCATCAGCACCATATTCCTCCATTGTTTTGGCATTTCTAATTAATGTATCAATATCAGCTAAGGCACTCATCATTAATACACCAAATACTTCTTTATCTTTATTTTTTAAATATTCAATGTGAGATTTAGATAAAGTAGCTTCCGTACAATGAGTAGCTACTCTAAATACATCTACTCCAATATTAATTGCTTTTTCAATATCTTTCTTTACTGTAGCAATTCCTGGAATGATATGAACTCCTAATTTAGATGTTGTAAGATTTTCTCTAGCAGTCGTTAACATTTCTTCATCAGTAAGAGGTGATTGTCCTATCAATAATGATGAAGCTCCTAAACCGTTACCATGACCAACTTCAACAATAGGAATACCAGCACTATTAGCAAATTGACAATATCTCTTAATACTATCTAAAGTAATAGTATGTTTTACAGCATGGTTACCATCTCTTAAAGATGAATCTGTTATTATAATTTCATTCATTATATTAATTTTTTAGTCACTTCAATAGCAGCACAATTAATAATATCTAAATTACCTGCATATTCAGGTAAATAATCACCTGATCCTTTTACTTTAATACTAAGTACTAATATATCATCATTTAATGTTGGTGGCATTACTAATTCATAGTAAGGAATATATGTTTGTAATTCTTTTATTTTATCGTATATTTTAGGAACTAAATTAGTAAAATCAACATCTTTAACCTTTAAGAACATTGTTGTTTGCATATCAACACAAGGTTCAGCTGGGTTAAGGTTTAAGATTACTTTGCAATTAGGACATTTTGTAAATTGATGAATAGCTCTCTCAGTAGTATGAATATAATTATCAATATTAATTCTAGTAGCCATACCTGCACTTTTAGATGCTATTTGAGATACTACTTCAATATACTCTAATCCCTCACAATATTGAGATATTAAATTAAGCATAGGCATTGATGCTTGACCACCACAAGTAATCATATTTACATTTCCTTCATTTTTAGCTATATCAGCATTAATACTAGGAACACATAAAGGACCTATTTTAGCTGGTGTTAAATCTATTACTATTATTCCTTGTTCTTTAAAAATAACAGCATGCTGTTTAGCATCAGCAGCACTTGTGCAATCATAAACTACATCACAACATTTAGGATTATCAATAAAATATTTGATACCCTTATCAGTAACAGGTATTCCTTTATCTTTAGCAATTCTAATTCCATCAGAATCCATTCTGCGTCCTGCAAATATAACAGGAGTAATAAAGTCTGTCTTTAATATTTTAAGTAATAAATCAGTTCCTATATTACCAGTACCTATAATTCCTGCTTTAATCATCTTTTTATTTGTTTAGATTTTTCACTAACTCCAATAATCATTTCTTTTTTTACTATTTCAAATGGAAGTAATGGAGACATTTCTTCAATAGGAGGAGCAAATATACTACCATCTTCTTTAAGAACTCCTTTTACTTTAGGAATAAAATCCTGTTCTGGATCCATAAACACTTCTAATACTGTAGCTTTATTATTATTTATGAATGCATTTACTACAGTATCAAAATCGTCCCATTTCTTTAATCCATAGTAATTATATCCAAAGGCAGGCATTAATTTGCTAAAATCAGGTAACCCTACACCTGTTTTTTTATCTACATTTACATAATTTCCTTTAAATAGCATCTTTTGAGTATGCTTAATCATTAAGTATCCATCATTATTGAATATTACTATTTTTACAGGTAAATTATTCTCTACAATAGTATGTGCTTCTTGTAAATTCATCATCATCCCACCATCACAATTTAAACATAGTACAGGTCTATCAGGACATGCTAATGCTGCTCCTAAAGCTCCAGGTAGGCCATATCCCATTTCTCCCAAACCTAATGATGTAAACATTGTTTGATTAGGTTTTAACTTAATTGCTTGATGGCCACTTAATAAAGCAGTACCCATATCAGTTACTATGATATGGTTGTCTTTTAAATGATCAGATAATCTATCTATAAATTTATATGAATTAAGATAACCATTATCATTATGAATATTTTCATCTACCCAAGGATATTTTTGTTTTATTTCGTTACAATAGTTAACCCATTCTTCTTTGTAGCCCCAAATTCTGTAAGAATTATCTATAAGCTTATTTATAACGTATTTACAATCAGTTTGTATATAATTTACATTATATTTATTTCCTTCATTTTTATCAATATCAATAACTATAATCTTAGCGTTTCTAGCAAATTGACTAAAGTCATATCCTACCTGAGGTAAAGCTAATCTACTACCTAACACAATTATTAAATCAGCATTTTGTACTATAAAATTAGCTGCTCGTTGTCCATATAATCCAAAACGACCAAAAAAATTAGGATTATCATTATCTAATAAATCAATACCTGACCAGGTTAATAGTGTGGGTATTCTTAATATTGAATTAAGTTGTTTAAATTTATCTTTTGCTCCAGATAATTTAACACCGTGCCCTCCAATTACAACAGGACGTTTAGAAAAATTAATAGATTCAATAATTTCATCAACACTAAGTTGACTACCCGAAACATTTAAAAAAAGCGGATAATCAGGCCATACTTTCTCTTCAACCATTTTAGCTTGTAAATTCATTGGTACATCTAACCAACAAGGACCTGGTCTTCCCATAGTTGAAGAGTCATATAATATTTCTAAAATTGCTTGAATATCATATTCATCATTAAAAGCTATAGCACATTTAGTAACATCTTCTACCATTTTAGTTATGTTTAGACCCTGTGTGCCATACATTCTAAGATGTTCTTGAGTACTTACATAATTATAATTTTCTTGTCCTGAAATAATTAACCCAGGAATTGAATCAGCCCAATTACTAACAACACCAGTCACAGCATTGGTTGCTCCTCCTCCTGCTGTTACTAATGCTACAGATAATTTACCTGATGCTCTGTAATAAGCTCCCATTGCTAATACAGCAGCCTGTTCATTATGAACATTAATAATTTTAGTATAACCTAATTTATTAATTGAATCAAATATATGTGAGTTAGCAGATCCTATAATACCAAATGCAGTATTAATTTCTTTTCTTTTTAAAAACTCTGCTATTACATCACTTACTTTTACCATATAAAGTTTTTCTTATAATATTCTACTATTTTAGGGAGTTCTTCATTAAATATTCTTTTAGGTTTCCAACCAAACGCTCTTAATTTAGAATCATCTAAAGAATATCTAACATCTTGTCCTGCTCTAGAATAAGTTAAATCTAAATACGAGTTAAACATTGGTAATTTAGGTTTACCTCCTTCATATTCAAAAATTACTTTCGCTACCGTATCATAGTTTGATTGTTCAAACCCACCAGCTATATTAAATATTTCATTTGATAATCCAAATTCAATAATAGTAGTTATAGCATCTGCTGTATCAGCAGCGTGTAACCAATTACGAACTGGGGTTCCATTATTATGTAAAGGTATTTTTCTTCCTAATTTTAAATGCTGTACTGCTTTAGGGATTAGTTTTTCAACATATTGACCTATACCATAATTGTTAGTTGGTCTAACTATAATATAAGGTATATCATATGTTCTAGCCCACGATAATATTAATAAATCAGCTGCAGCTTTAGTTGCTGCATATGGATTTGATGGTTTTAAAATATCTTTTTCTGTATGTGAACCTTCACTTATATCACCATATACTTCATCAGTACTAAATTGAATTAATGTTGGTGTTCTAGAACTTTCTTGTCTATAATTTCTAATTAATTCAAGTAAGTGATGTACTCCATCTATATTTGAATGAATAAAAGTTTCGCTATTAGTTATTGAATTTCCAACATGAGTTTCAGCTGCCGTATTAATGATGTAATCACAATCATGTAAAAATTCTATATCATTAATATCTTTTTGTTCAAATCTAAAATTTGAATGTCTACTAAATTCATTTAGTAAAGAAGGAAATACAGCGTTATAATCCATAGAAGCGTATGTTATTTTATCTATTCCTCTAACATACCATCCTTTTTTAAGACAAGCTCTGGTAACATAAGAACCTATAAATCCTAAACATCCAGTTACGTATACTACTTTTGTACTCATTTAAAATAATTTTGACAGTGTTTTATAAATTTAAAAACATTTTTGTGCATCTCCAACTTTATTTTTTCAATTTCATCAAACATCATAGGTAAAGTTTCTAACGCTCTAGGAATATCTTCTTCACCATACGCAATACCATATTTATATAATTGTGAACCATTTAGCCATTCGTCTTTTGTTTTATTTCCATCTGGTATTACTATGCTAATACAACCGCACATAGCCGCTTGAGTAAATATAAATGTATAATTGTCATAGCAATAAAATCTTTCAGTTCTATTAAATAAATTAGCTAATCCTGTTAAATCTCCTGCTGCTTCAAATGGAATAAAAAATGAATCTGTTGGATGAATTAATGTTGTTGGTTTAGCTTTTCGGATTGTGTAACAACTACCTTTACGTTCATAATTCATATTTGTAAATATATCACTATGAAATTCTAAAATAAATAGTTGGTTATCTTTTTGTCCTAAATAATCATTATAATAATAATCCATATACCAATACACTAAATCTGACTTAGAATAGGTTTCAGCTGCTTGTTGATCAAACGGACCTAATATCCATCTAACCACATTTTTAGCATTTAAAGGATTACCTTGTATTCCTTCAGGATATATTACTACAGTATTATCTAAATCATTAAGTATCTCCTGAGTAATTAAGGGTGTGTTATAATCAGAGCAAGTATAAAAATCATCTTTAATATGAATAGGCATTAAATAAGCCTCAGAACCATTAGAATTAAGCATATCACATAACTTATGCATTACTTTAATCCCACCTACCCCAGGACTATAATCATATGTGTATATAACAAATTTTTTCATTGCGGGTAGGATAAATTTTCATTTTGAAACCAATATACGTTTTTAGAATACTGTTCTTCTCCCATACAATGGTTAGCATCAGGAGTGTAAGGTAATTCTATTATTCTTGGTTTATCCATAGCATGAGCTATCACTGCTGGAGCTGATAAATTAGCTATCACTAAACTTGCTGAATTGATAGCTGTAAACCATTCATCCAATGTTATTACTTTATAAAATTTAATTCTATTGTTATAAGGAAATTCATTATAATCATTTATATTAGATGATATAAATAATATATTTTCATCTCCATATTCATCTAAAACACGATCATAAGGAAATGAAGGATTTCTCATTACATTTGCTTTGCGTTGGATTAATACTTTTCCTTCTAAATCCGGATTTATTTTACCCCAATTAATCCATTTATATTCTTCATTGATAGGAAAATCAAAAGTTTTACTATATAATTCAGACCAACAAGTTTTATATAACCAAGGTGAATTAATATATTGACCTAAATCAATACTTCCTTCTTTTGGACCATCTGATATTAACAATTCATTAATATAACTTTGCTGCTCTAATATAGGTTTTAATTCAGCATGAGTATTTTGAATACCAAATTCCCAACCAATATCATACATATAAACATTGGCTTTAGTTCCATTATGTTGACATATATGTTTTACAGCAAATAAAGAATGAAGAAAATCTCCTAATCTCCCTCCCATTGAAAAACTACTTACCATACATTTTGGTTGAACCCTGTTTATATAATTTTTGTAATTTACCTGTTTCTATCATTTCGTTTAATTTCTCATCTATTTCCTGAATTAAATCAGTGCGATAAGAATTAGCTACATTAGTAATACGTGTTGCATTTGCAATTTGTGTGTCTGTAGCATCTTTATTTCTTTTAATATCCTCAGCCATCCAAATGCGAATGTTAGTAATGGTGAGTTTATCAATCAAATTTCCAATTGTATCCATATTAACCTATTATTTCAAATTTAGGACAAGGTACTATAAATTTACCTCCCCCATTTAAATATTTTTTTTCTCTTTGAACAAATTCATTTATAAAATGCCAAGGTAATACCAACATGTAATCTGGTTTCATTTCTCTAACTGCTTCTTCTGATAATATTGGAATATTAGTTCCAATTGTTTTTAACCCATATTTGTAAGGAGAACGTTCTGCAATAGCATCAATTAAAGTGTGATCTAAACCAAACCATTGTAATAATGTATTTCCCTTAGTTGAAGCTCCATAACCACAAATCTTTTTACCTTTTGCTTTTTCTTCTTTAATAAAATTTACAGTTTGTTCTTTTAACGCTTCAATATTCTTCATAAATTGTTCCCATACCTCAGGATTACTAATGTTATAATGAGAATTTTCATATTCAAGTAATGATTGTATTCTAAAATTACAAACATCCCTCAAAGGACCTGTACCAAATGAATTTATATTAGCTTTATTTTTTTGAACATATACTCTAAAACTACCCCCATTAACATCATTTAAGCTACAATCTACAATTTTTAAATCATGTTTAGCAAATAGTTTTTTAAGTGAATTTAATGAATAATAATAAGCATGTTCATGACAAATATTATCAAATGCTAACTGTTGCAACATTAATGGGGTATAAGATAATTGTAATACCCAAACACCATTATCATCTAATACCTTATTAATATCTTCAACAAATGAGTGGGGATTTATCAAATCGTAAAACATAGCAATTGTAGTAATTACTTTTGCTTTTTTAGTAGATGCAAAAAGATATGCTCTATGACTAAAATAATCTTGAACAATCATATTAGCCACCTTAGATGATTCAGCTACAAAAGTATCATCAGCTGGGTCTATTCCTATTTTATAATATGTATTAGGTACTTGTTTAAGTAAAGTACCATCATTACAAGCAATATCTAACCAAATATCTCCTGTTTGATGTTTTACTCTTGATATAATTTCCCCAACAACATTACTTAATTCTCTAATCATAGTAGTATTAATACCACTTCTATACCAATACTTTCCCCACATAGTATTAGATGGAGCTACTTCAATTAAACGAGCAGCACCTATACTTTCATCTATTTCTAGATCTAGTCTATATTTTTCTTTACCAATATAATCTTTATCTGATTTTATAAAGTCAGATACATAATGTTTACCTAAGTTTACTATCATTGTTGTAATAATTTTATATCGTTTTTAACCATTTTTGAAATCATTTCACTAAATGATGTTTTAGGTTCCCATCCTAATTTTTGTTTTGCTTTAGAAGCATCTCCTTTTAAAACATCTACTTCTGCAGGTCTAAAAAATTTTTCATCTTTAATTACATACTTAGACCAATCATCAATTCCTATAGTTTTAAATGATTCATTTAATAAATCTCTAATACTATGAGTTACACCTGTCGCTAAAACATAATCATCAGGTTCATCTTGTTGTAACATTAGCCACATTCCTTCTACATAATCAGGAGCATATCCCCAATCTCTAATAGCTTCTAAATTACCTAATGCTAGGTTTTCAGACATACCTAAATAAATTTTAGCTACACCGTAAGTTACTTTTCTTGTAACAAATTGCTTACCACGTCTTTCAGATTCATGATTAAATAAAATACCACTACAGTTATACATTCCGTAAGACTCTCTATAATTTTTACAAATCCAATGACCATATAATTTAGCTACACCATATGGAGAACGAGGATAAAATGGAGTAGTTTCTTTAGCTGGATTTTCAACCATTTTTCCAAACATTTCAGATGATGATGCTTGATAAAATCTAATGTTTGATTTTTTATATTCTCGAATAGCTTCAAGCATCCTTAAAACACCTACACCAGTTGTATTAGCTATTACTTCAGGAGTACCCCAACTATCTTCCACAAGTGATTGTGAAGCTAAATTATATATTTCGTCAGGATCTGATTCTTTAATACATCTAACTAATGAATTTTGATCAGCTAAATCCCCCTTAAGAATATTTACTTTACCTATTAAATGAGCAGTATTCGTTCTATCTTCATTTGCTTTACGTCTTTCCATTCCAAATACTTCATACCCTTTAGATAACAAAAAATCACATAGATGACTACCATCCATCCCATTGAAACCAGTTACTAATGCCCTTTTTTTACTCATATTGTTTTATAAATTTATCTAAAATGGTTTCTATATAATCTGTTTTTTCCTTATTAATTACAGGTGATGTTCCTAAAAAGAATGTATCTGTAGTTACTTTCCTAGCTACAGGATATAATTCAATTATATCTTTAGGGTTAGCTAAATGTGTATAAGCAGGTTGTAACATAATATTACCTGCAAAATAAGGTCGTGTTTGTATTTTATTTGCTTCAAAAAACTTACAAATATCAGAACGTTTAAATGGAGCATCATCTTTAACAGTTACTGGGAACGCAAACCAATCAACATCTGCTCCAGGTTGTGCTTTATGTAAATGAAAATATTGTTCATATCTGCTAAAAGCTGTAAATAAGTTTTTATAATTTTCTCTACGCTTAATACCTATTTCTTCTAATTTTCCCATTTGAACTAAGCCAATAGATGCTTGTAATTCAATTGGTTTTAGATTATACCCTATTTCTTCATAAACGTATTTGTGATCAAATATATCATTGGGTAATGCGGGAAGCCAATTATTAAAGCGACAATCACAAGTTCCATTTTCAAGTAAATTTTGTTTACCTACACAATAACATCCTCTACCCCATTCTCTAAAACTACGAACAATACGTTCTGTTTCTATATCATTCATAGCTACAAATCCACCTTCACCCATTGTGATATGATGAGCTGGATAAAATGAACAACTAGCCATTTTACCAAATGATCCTAGTGGTTTACTATCAAATGTAGTTCCTAGAGCATCACAACAATCTTCTAATAGAATTAAATTATATTTTTTAATTATTCCCATTAAACGATGCATATTAGGTGGATTTCCTAATACATGAGCAAAAGTAATAATTTTTGCATCTGGGTTGTTACGGCATGCTTGTTCTACTTGGTCTAAATCTAAATTTAATGTTTCTAATTCAATATCAACAAATATAGGAGTAAATCCTACTTGTAATATAGGATTAATTGTAGTTGGAAAACCAGCTATGGGAGTAATTACTTTAGTACCTTTAGGTAAATTTAAACCACGTTTAGAAGTTAAAGCTAACATCATTAATAAATTAGCACTTGAACCACTATTTGTTAATATACCATATTCTTTACCAAACAATTTAGGAAATTTACGTTCAAATTTAATTGCTTCTGCTCCTAATACTAACCATTCACCTAACAATGTTTTAACAGCTGCTACGTATTCAGCTGAAGAAAAATAAGGTCCAGCATATTGAACCCAATCCTTACCAGCTTCCCATGTTTTATCAGCATGTTTTTTGCTAATATATTCTTCTACCAATTTTAGAATATCTTGCATTAGATTATTTCATTTAATTTAAATATTTCTGTAATGCTATCAATTATATTTTGTTCGTAATCAACATAATTAAGAGCTAATTTATAATTATCATTAATAATATCTAAACGTTCATTGTAATAATTTTCATCTAGTTGATTTACTTTAACTATCAATTCATCAATATTATTAAATATAATAATTCCTTCTGGCCTAAAAAAATTAGATATTGATGTACATCCCCAATATACCGGAATGGTTTTTAATAAAAAACAGTCTAATATTTTTTCTGTAAAGTATCCATTATGTGAAGTATTTTCTATAGCTACTCCAAACATTGAATTACCAAATACTTCTTCTTTACCTATTCTAGCTTTTTCAATATTGTGTCTATCTCCATATGTAGCATAAAAATTAGTAGGTATTTTTATTTCATTTTTTCTATCTAATAATTCGTGTCTTAATGATTGACCGTGTGTTTTCAATAAAGTGCCTCTTAAATGAGATAACTCAAAACGTTTTTCATGTGGTTGTTCATATTGAAAAGGTTTAAACCAAGTATGTCCAAAAGGTAAAAACACAGCATTTTCACAATTGTTTATTACCTTATCATCCCATGTTAATATACATGAAAATAAATGTTTATTGGTAATAGCCCAATCATGTAATCCAAAATATTCATTTGGTTCCTGAAGTACTAATACATTAATATCAGATAATTCTTCTGATTTTTCAGGTATAGCATCTACAAATAAAGAAAAATCTATATGTTCAAGATGTGATAATTTTTTTCTGAATATTTCTATATCGAAGTAATTAACTTTTAATTTCATAATGTGCTATAATAATTGTTTTGTTTTTCTTGTCTTTCTATTGTTTTAGGATGGATTAAACATAATTCATCAAGTGGGGGAAAACTAGTTAGTAAATTATATCCTTGCAACACTTCATGTACTTTATTTTTCCAAGTTATATTTCCATTATTTTTCCAAATGCGCCACTGAAAGTCAGGAAAGTTTACTCTATTATTTTCTACTATCCATCCCCATTTTTGGATATGTTCTTTAGTTAAACCTTCTACTGTATTAATTCTAGGGACTAAAAAAACATCTGTATCAGAATTATGTTCTAATATAATAGGTAAATTTACTATTAAATCAACATGAGGATATTCATCTGCATCAATTTGGAATATATAATCTCTAGTACAATGTTTACTTAAATTGTTTTTAAATAAAGCAAAATCATTATTTAATGGATACCATATTCTATGATATTCATAAGATGTATTAACATTATATTTTTCTGCTACTAGTTTTACTTCTGATGTAGCTGTAGTATCTAATTGGACTACAATTTCATCTTCAGGACGAATATATTTGTTTAATAAATCTAATAAACGTTCTAATTCAACATGTTCATTACATGCTGTAATCGCATAACTAATTGAAGGCATAACATTATATTTGATTGAAATATCCTATATATTCAAGAGCATCCATAAATTCATTTTGCTCATATTCTTTTTTAGTTGTCATATCTGCTTTTCCATCTCGGGCTTGTACAGCAGACCATTTCCAATCATCTACTGATGTTCCCTCAGCAAATACCATTGATTTATCTTCTAACATTACACTATTGGGATACCAATATTTACCCTCTCCATCTTTATACCTTAAAGCTATATATAATTCAGGTAGAGCAAATTCCATTTCTTCAACATTTTTATCTGTAATGGTATTATTGGAAGTAAATCCACATCCCATACAAATCCAAATAATTACTCTACCATCTGTTATTTCGCTACAGGCGTTTCCACCACATTTAGCACATGTTATAAGTGATTCTTTCATAATTTAATGTGTTATTTTGAAAAATATATATTACTCCACCTGTATTATTTGTCATTCTAGTATATTTGTTTTTCTAAATCATCATTTTCTACGGAATATTGTTTTTTTAAATCTTCTACTATTATTTTATCAATTTTTTCTATAGCTTCTTTTGATAAATTCTTTCTAGCTATAATATCAAAAGGATTATTTTCAAATTGTAATGACTTAGCAAAGTCATAAGGATCAGTAGGATTTAATATTAAAGCTCTAATAACAGGATTACAACTTACTTTATTCTGTACAGCTTCTTCTACTAATTTTTTAAATCTTTTGTTTTGTTGTTTATATTGTTGTCTTTTTTCAATCCAACTTTTAATAAATTTAAACATTGTTATTCAGTTTTTAATTTAGGTAATTCTATTTTCTTTAATTGAGGTAATTTAAATTGAGTTTGTTTTGGGACTTTAGCATCTAAAATAGCATCTAATTTTTCAGCCATTTTATCTAAACTAAATTCAGTACGTGAACGATAAGCTTGTCTTTTAGCTCCTTCATTATATTTTTTATAATTTTTATAAATTTCTTCTAAAGCATCAGATCCTTCTTTTTCACCTACTGTAAACCACTGTGATTCAGATAAAATCATATTTTGTACTACAGCAGAAGGGTGAACTTGAGTTAATGCACCTCCTACTAATGGAGTAAAATCAGGATCTAAGAAATCTAAATGAGCACTCCAAGCTGAGGCCAGTACTGGTTTTTGAGATAATGTAGCTTCAAGTAATGGCCTACCATAACCTTCACCTTTAGTAAATGACACGTGTGTCTTAATTTTAGGATGATTGTACAGTTCATTTATTTCTTCATCACTAAATTCTCCATGAAGTAAATAAATTGATGGTAGTTTTCCTTTTACTGAGTTTTGAATAGCTCTAATTTTATCTAACATTTCTTCTCTATCCATAACACATGGAGTTGCAGATTGTGTTTTTAAAATTAAAGCAGGTTGTTTAGGTTTATTTTTAAATGTTTCAAGAAATATTCTTACTAATCCAGATACATTTTTTCTATCTTCATTCATTTCACCTTGCAACCAATGTCCTACAAATAAGAAAGCATATTCTTCAGGAATTTCATCTATAAATTCAAATAATTCTTTATTTTTGAATTCTTCAATTTTTTTATAAATGTTTGTATTAACACCTTCAAATAATACTTCTACTGGTGCTTTTAATTCTATAAGTGATTCTACTTGTCCTGTTTGTTGATTACGTTTTTCAAATTTAGAGTTTTGGAATACTTTTTTAGCATGCTCCGATGATACTAAGGTTAAATTCATTCTATTTACTCCTTCAATCCAACTAGGATCACATAAGGTAGTTTCAATACCTGCTGTCATACCTATATTAAACTTACCTACCTGTTGAAATTCATTAGGTACTGTTATTTGCATCCAAATATCAGGTTGTTTTGGTAGTTGATTATTTACCATAATACATGATGCTATTTTTTCATGATCTGGATTTCCTGGTTTTAAAAAACCAAATGGTGTGTTTCCCCATCTTTGAGGTAATACTTTTACATCATATTTGTTTGTATTAATGATAGATAATACTACATCTCTTGAGCGTGCGCCATATCCACTGAATGTATCAATAGGGCAACTTATAACGAATAATGGTTTCATATTATTTTGCGATAACGTGTTTTACAAAATGTTTTGGTTGTTTAAGTGATTCAACAGGAATAAATTCAAATTGGTATCTTGGTGTCCATTTTTCAAAAGTTTCATCAATAGCACTAATTACATTTTTAGACATCCATCTAGCTGATTCCATTGATTCATCTGATGTAACCCATTCACGAGCAGCTTTACATTGTTCCTCATATACTTCAGGAGTTTCTATTTTAGTTTTATATAAAGCCATTATTTGATCAGCTATATCAAATGGTTCAGCTCTATCATCGAATATATAAGGTGTAGGAGGAGAACCAACTAAAGATAAATTAGATGGAAATACGGGATAAGCCCATTTACCATGTTTTTTATATTTGCCTCTATGATTTGAACCAAATTCTTCTGTAAATTGAATCCATTTACCATTTTCATCTTCAAAACGCATTTGATCTTGCATACCACCTGTTACAGTAGCAATAATTGGTTTTCCACACATCATTGCTTCAGTTAATGATAATCCCCAACCTTCATTAGATGAAACTAAGGCACAACCATCAGTAGCATTATAAAGTAAATTCATAATATTAGCTGGATATCTTCCTTGGTCAAATATAATTTGAGCTCGTTCATCATATCCAAATAGATTATCTTTTACGGCTTGTAAATCAGTTCCATTATCATCTACTACTTGGGTATGGAGTACTAAAGCACATTTTTTAGCTTGTTCATCTGTTAATTTGTCAATGAATATCTTCCAAGCTAATACTAGATCAGGTACAGATTTACGGCGGATGTTACGCGCATTATATAGTAGAGTAAAATCATACTTTTTTTCTCCATACAATTGCTTTTTAAATTCTTCCAAAGTTAAATACTCAGTTTTATCTTTAGTAATAGGAAAAAATATTTCTTCATTAATTCCGTGAGGAACATATTTAATTACTTTTTCAGCTGATAATTCAACTCCTAATACCGATCTATTTATGTTTTCTGTTTGTTTACTAATTGCAAGTAAGGCATCACATGATTCATAAAATGATTTATTATACATTGGGTAAGGTAAATCATCCCAAATATTTAAATAAATAATAGGTATTTGTTTTCTAATCTCATACTCCATTTGAAATAACCAAATCCAATATCTAGGATCAGTAAACATCATAATAGCATCGGGACGTTCCATTTGTATTAGTTGTCTAACAATTTCTGGGCTGCCATAACCATCTGTAGGATATAAAAATACACTAGCATCTTCAATACTAGCTATTTTATTGGTGTCTGCGTTTAGATCAAATTTTTGACCTTTATCAGGGTGAGTAATAGCACCTCCTAAATTTACCCAATTATAGTGATGTGCTGTACCTAAAACGATTTCTCTAGCCATAGTGGAAACACCACTTGTCATTCGGATATCGTCACATAGTAATAGGATTTTTTTGCGTTGAGCTTGTGGAATATAACCTTCTTTCATAACGTTATTATTCTGTTTCTTTTTTTAATGTTGTGTCTAATTGATTATGGATTTGTTTTCTAAATTCATCATTTGTTAGGTATAAGAACATAGCACGTTCTGTTAATTTTTGAACGCTAAATTTGTACTTAACACAGGCAATTTTGAATTGTTCAAACAAATCCTCAGGGATTTTTACACTTGTAAGTTGCATGTTTGATTTTGCCATAATATATTATTTGATATAAATATATACAACTATACTAAAACTGCAACTTTATCACAAAGATCTGGCTTGTCTCTGTAGGGACACCATTTGCAACTACTTTCACCTACATTTTTAAGATACGACTTTATTTGAGGTTTACCAACTTCATTAAAACAATCTTTAATAAAAGATTGGAAATTATCTATTGTTTGTTTACGTTTATTTTTTCCACTTGCTGGTTTGAAAGATTGTACTCTTGGAATAGCATATTCGGATTGCTCCCAGATTTTTCGTTTAACAATAAAGAATTCAACTTCAATTTTTTCCACATCAACATTAAATTGTTGCGCAAAAAACTGCTTGTATAACAATACTTGAGCGATTTTAGAATTATCTCTTTTGTCATTATCTGACCATCCTCTGGTAGATGTTTTGATGTCATATATATAAATTTTATCTAATTCTTCATCATATAATACAAAATCAATAAATCCTTTTAAATAAATATTATTACCCACATTTACTAATAAAGGCATTTCTATACCTAGTAATTTTACTTTACGTATAGTAAATAATTTATTTCTGTTTTTCTTAATCCAATCTAATATAGCAACAGCATCTTCAAAAAATTCTCCCATTTGAACAGGATCACTAAAATGAGTACCTACTGCTTTATATTCTTTAGAATAAATTGTTGAAAATTTTTCCTTAAACAGTTTAATTAGATCCATTCTATCAGCAGCTGCTCCACTCTCATTGTACATTATTGTAATGTAGTCTTGTAATGTTTCATGAAATGCTGTACCAAATACAGTATGTATACTTGCTTGATATGGTTGTTTATTTTCTACATAGGTAAGATACCATTGATGTGGACATTTATTCCATATTGAATATTGAGAATAAGAAACACTACGTTGATATTCATAGTTTATTTCTGATGGTTTATAATTCTTAATTTTAACTTCAACCTCAGATAATTTTTTCTTAGCCATATATTTTCCTAATTGCTTTACCTAATTCTTGATCATTAGGATATTGTTTAACTAAATCTTGAACAGTGTTAAGAGTAGTAATTTCTTTTTTTAAATATTGAGCTAAGTCAAGTGCTTCTTCATAAGCATGTTGAAGCATATTTTGATGATTATTTTGTTCTAATGTAGTATTATACTTTTTTAACCCACGATCTGCTCTTAAAGCAAGATCTTTCATTACTGAAGTTGTAATCTTATCATCCGGGGTACATATAAGATTAAGTGATGTTATTGTATTCATAATAAATTAAATTTTAATATTTCTTTGATTGCTTGTTTTCCATCTTCATTTATTTGTCTAGTACCTACACCTGCAAAATTCTTTGGCAATGAAGGGATAATGTATATTGGGAGGAATTTTTTTACAAGATATGAATACACATACCATTGTTTAAAATTTTGTTCATATAAATAAACTGATTTATTGTTGTTTATAGCCATTTGAACTGCCCATCCAGTTCCACCATCTACTAATTTATCTGATCCTATAACTAAACGTCCAACAGCATATATTGCTTCTGCATTTTTTACTTGAAACCAATTTCTACACAATAAATTTCTAACGTAAGGGTTATATTTAATTTTATATAACGGACGTTTAATTGGTTTTTCACATAATAATACTTGTTGCCATCCTTCTTCTAATTGTTCAGATGTTAATACTACTGGATTTTCTCCATATTGGGTATGGCCTTGAAAAGAATATGCTATGGTTTTTACTTTATATTCTTTTAATTGATTTTCCCATTCCATATCAGAACCGGGGCATCCTCCACTATGACAAATATAAGTTTTATCCATTAATTTGAGATGTTATATTTTCAACTTCATTTTTAGAAAGCATTCTGATGTATTCTTTAGCTTCTTTTTTAGATACTTCAAAATAAGTAGCTACTGCTTTTACTTCATCAACATCATAATCTTCTTTTTTAGAGGCTTTAATATACTTTAAATATTTGTATTGTTTAGGAATAAGATCTTTATATAGATTATAAAGATACTCTCCTTTCATTTGCCAAGTATTCTTTTGTACTATATTAACTACCTCACAGTAATCAGGGTCCATACTAAGTATTCTATTACACATCCAGTTATTGAAACTATTTTTTTCTTCTTCAGGAATATATTTCCACTCTTCTTTAGTTAATGTTATTCTTTTTATAGTATCAAAAATATTAGCCATTTAGTAAAATTTCGTTGTTCCACTATCTTTAGCTACTTTAAGTTGCATTTTAAGATAATTTACTTCATTTTTTAAATTATAAACATCAATTTGACTTGCTCTTAATTCTTTTTCTATTTCTAATTGATGAGATTTAATATCAAGAAATACAGTTTCACTTAGATTTCTTTCAATTATTAACTTTTGAATAACACTGTTTAAACGTTCTATCTCACGTTTACGTTTATTAAATAGATTTGTTAGCATTCTTACCATAGAATTGTTTTAAAGGTGCTTGAATAAATTCTTCAAGTAATACTCCACATTTGTCACAAGCGATTAATTGAATAGGAACTATTCTATCTTCAGGTAAACCTGATATTAATCTAGATTCTTTACGAATATACATTACATCTTTAAATGTAGGATTACCGCACTCGCATATTAAGGGAGTTGTAGCTGTTATATTAAGCTGTTGTGGTTGATTCATTATAATATTTGTTTTTTAGTTGTTTCTAATATTTTAGCTATACAAGCAGCAAAGTTTATTTCTTTATCTGGCACTACACCTGCTCGCCAAATAAAATCATCTAATATAACTGATAGTTGGGCATCATTTCCATAACTAAATTCAGATAAATTATCAAACATATAGCGATAAGCTGTTTGAAAGTCGTCAACTTGCGCGTCAGCTACAAGTTGGCGGATTTGGTACCAAGCATTTTTCTCGCGTTGTTTTAGTATTTGAACTAATGGTTTACACCAATTATCATCTAATTTATCAACTACTAATATAGTTTCTCCTGATAATGGATCAAGTATAGAGTTTTGTTGTAATATTTTAATAATTGATCTTACATCAGGATAAAATGTATTTACTACCTGAGCAATATCTTCCATCTTATACATTATTTTTTCAACATCTAAAATGTTGGTGCAAATATGTTTTGCAACAGCACCTTTAGATGGTGGTTTTAATATATGAATCTCACAACGTGATTGAAGTGGTTCAATCAATCGTTCAATATAATTACACGTTAATATAAAACGAGTATATGCTGAGTATTCTTCAATTAGATTACGTAATGCTGCTTGAGCGGGTTGTGTTAAAAAATCAGCTTCATCTAATATAACAACTTTAAGTGGTTGAAATGATGCTGTTGAAGCAAATCCTTTTACTTTATCCCTAATAACATCAATCCCATTTTCATCACTAGCGTTAAGATAGAGATAATCACATTTGATATTTTTAACAATTAATTTAGCTAATGTTGTTTTACCTGTTCCTGCTGTGCCACTAAATATAAAATGGGGTATATCATTAGTAGCAATACAAGCAGCAATACGAGCTTTAATATCATCGTTACCTATATATTGTTCTAATGTTTGGCTACGAAACTTTTCAATCCACAGTGTATGTTCTCTTTTCATAACTTAAATATATAATTTTTATTTTGACAATTCTAATACTTAGATGACTTTTCTAAATTATCCTTCCACCATAGTGGTTGAAGATTAGTATAATGAAAGCATTGTTTTTGTTGCTCATAATCAGATAAATCAAATGATACACATGGTCTAATATGATCTATATGCCATCCCTTTCTACCATAATTTTCCCAATTCATACCTTCAGTAAATTTGGAAGCAATATGTTGTTTAAATTTTTCCATACTACATCCCAACATATCCATTGTTTTAGCACCTTTAGAATTAGTATGAAGAGCAGCTCTTAAACGTTCTCTTAGGTTATGTGCTATCCTATATTCTATATTAGTAGATAATTTTTCTTTAAACCACTCATTCATATACCCCGGACGATCTCTTAACCATTGTTTAACTTGATCGTTTTGTTTTTGTTTAAATTCAGGATTTTGTTCTTTATATTCTTTAAAATATCTTAATCGTTTTTCTTTATGTTTATGATATGATTTATTATCCATTTTGCTTTTACAAGTAGTACAATAATTACTTGTTCTACCTACAGGCAATTCAATTTTACATTTAAAACATTTTTTAACTTCCATATTATTATCGTTTCCAATAAATATATGAAAGCTAGAAAAATATCGAATTATATTAAAAGTTGTTTCATAAAATTATACTACTGTATATTTTGTTTTATTAATACTAATTTCAGATATAGTGTTGTATTTTACGCGACGGATAGCCTCATATGATTGTCCTTTTTTAGCTTCAACCATATCTTTTACCATTAAATAATCTAATTTTGTATCATTTAAATCTTTTAAATAACGACAAACCATTTTTCTATTATCTTTATTTAATTTCGTAAATGTAATACTAAAGATTTTGCCTCTACTATTTTCAATTAATTGTTTAGTTGTATTAACATCAATTACACCTCCATTAGTAATTTGTACTTTAGTTTTAGTAGATTTTTTAAATGGGGTTGGATTAATAGGATTTTTAGGATCATAATATATTCTATATGAACCATTATCTTCATAATTAAATATACCTTGATCAGCAAAAAACGCCATAGTTGTTGAGACTTGTTCTTGAAACCAAGAATAATGAGGATATTTTTTACGAAGTTCCTGTTTAATTTCAAGAGTAGTAATAGTGTTATTAGCATGAAGAAGTTCCTTAGCTACTGTTTCAATTAAATCAATTTGATAAGATGTTAAAGTGTTCATATTGTTTATTTTAAATGTATAATATATTTGATTCTATTTTGATGTTCATGATAAGCAATAATCTCAGAATTGAGTAATCCATTTCCTGCATTCACATGAGTACTGTCAAAACCTCTTTCACTTAAATTTTTATAATTTAAAGTAAATGAATTACCTCTATACCAACCATTATAGATATAAGGGTTACCTGTGTGGACTTCATATATTAAAAGTATAGTATCTTTATCATAACCTGTATAGTTAAGTGATTTATCTGTTACTTCTGAAAAGTAGTTACCTTCACCATATGCTTTTCCACTAAATTGAAAATTTCCTGCAGGGCGAATTTTAAGACCTTCTCTTAAGATAGGAATAACTGATGTACAGCGAGTACCATGAATGAGATATCGTGTTTGTTTATTGTTTTGCTTATCAATCCAGTTTGTAAAACGATTATCTTCCCAAGCTTTTTCAACAGCATAAACACTTTCAATACGTTTTCTACGACTTGTATTTAATTGGTTAATTATGTATTGAATTTCTTTTTCTTTAGTATGGTCACATTTTTTTAATTTAATACCTAAAGCTTCAAGAAATGTTTGTTGTTCTTTATTTTCCTTTTTGTCTTCATCTTTCTTAGTATCTTGAAACATAGATACTTGAGAAGATATAGCGTCAATATTATCTTGTTCTTGTACTAATGTTTTATCTAAATTAATATTAGGAAGAATATTATGTCTAACATTAGACATATAACGAGGAATAATAGTATAAAGTTCAATTAATTTATCATTAATTGCTTTTTCATTTTTTCTATCTATTTTAGATAAATCATCAAGAATTTTTTGTGCTTCATCAATTTGTTTTTGACTAACTTTATCACATTTTACTGAATATGTTTTTTTAACTAGATCATTAGTGTAATTCCTCATTAATGTGATAAAGTTATCAATTTGATTATCTTCAATACGTAAATAAGAATCAGTACTTTTATCTGTTTTTTCTTCAACTTTAACTGATACTAAAGCTGTAACGTCTGTATATCCTTTATCTATTTTTTCATTATATATATTTTTCCATTTTGAAATAGGTTTATGAAGAGTAGTTTTAGTGGAATCAATTCTACCATAGTTAATAGTAAAAGTAGGGCCACCTTCATAAATCATTTCATAATACTTGTTGTTATTAGCCCCAGTTACCATAATTAACTTGGCATATTTTTTATCAACTGAATTCATAACAAATTATTTATAAAACAAAATTACATTCCAAATTCTGCCATTCCACCTAAATCATCTTTTTTCTTATCTTCAGGTTTTTCATGAATTACAGCTTCAGTCATTAGTAATGTAACAGCAGCGTGAGCAGCATTTTCAAGAGCACAACGTACTACTTTAGTAGGATCCATAATACCTGATTTGAAAGCATCAACTGTTGTATTATTTGCAATGTCAGGAACAACTGATTTATCTGTTTTAGAATTTAATTTATCCCACCATTCTTGAGGATCTTCTCCTGCATTTTTAAGGATTTGTTTAAATGGTTTAGCACAAGCTTGGAATATAATTGATACACCTTTACTTTTATCATCCTTACCCATCACATCAAGTACTCTTCTAGCATGTAATAAAGCGATACCTGCACCTGGTAATATACCTTCATCAAGAGCTGCTTTGGTAGCTTGTAAAGCATCATCTAAGCGGTCTTTCTTTTCTTTCATTTCAATTTCAGTACCACCACCTACATTAATAATAGCTACTCCACCAACCATTTTACCTAAACGCTCTTGCAATTTTTCAACGTTGTATGGTGTAGTTTCTTTTTCTAATTGATTTTTTAAAGATAAAATACGTTCTTCAATTTTCTTAGGATCTCCTTTACCATCTACAATTGTAGTAGCTTCTTTACCTACAGTAACAATTCTAGCTTGACCTAACCAATCTGTATTAAATTTGGATAATGACATACCTCTTTCTGGGGAAACAACAGTAGCACCAGTTAATATAGCTATATCTTCTAACATTTGATTTCTTAAATCACCAAAGCCAGGTGCCTTTACAGCAGCTACTTTCAACGCTCCTCTACCTTTATTCATTACAAGAGTTGCTAATGCTTCACCCTCAATGTCTTCAGCAATAATAAGTAAAGCTTTTTGTTCAGCTGATACTCTTTCTAATAGATGCAATAAATCTTTAATTACTGTTATCTTTTTATCATAAATTAAAATAAAAGGATCATTTAAAACAGCAGTCATTGAATTATTGTCTGTAATAAAATAGTGTGATTTATATCCTCTATCGAATTGTAATCCTTCTACCACTTCAAGTGATGTTTCACCAGTACGTGATTCTTCTACTGTTACTACTCCATCTCTACCTACTTTATCTAAGGCAGTAGCTACTAATTCTCCAATTTCAGTATCACCATTTGCAGATAATGTTGCAATTTGTTTAATTTGTTCTTCGCTAGTAATGTCTACAGACATTTCTTTCAATTCATTAACTACAGCTTTAACTGCTTCTTCAATACCTCTTTTTATTTGAGTAGCATTAGTTGAAGCATATGTTGTTGCTTCTAATGCGTGAGATGCTATTGAATGTGCTAACACAGTTGAAGTAGTTGTACCATCACCAGCTTGATCAACTGTTTTTTGTGCTGCTTGTTTAATAACAGTAGCAGCCATATTTTCAATTGGATCTTCTAAAACAATTGTTTTAGCAACAGTGACACCATCTTTGGTTGATGATACTTCATTGTGTTCTTTTTCAATTAATACATTACGTCCAAAAGGACCCATAGTAATAGAAACAGCTTTGTTAACTTTATCAATACCTTTTTGTAGTTTTTCTTTCGCCTCGCGGTCGAAACTAATTATTTTACTCATATTTTGTTTCCTTTATTTTATATTTGTTTTTATTTAAATCCAGTTGTATATATTCATCACATTTCCAACAATTCGATTTAGGCATATTGTCAAAATTTCCTCCAATTCCATCATGTTGCCCATAATGTATTTCATTTATAATTCCACATTTAGGGCATTCTATATCTATGTCGTAGGAGGTCATATTTTATTATAAATTTTATATCCTGCAAACCAATATCCTACTGGTTTAGCATAAACAAATTGTTTTTTAAATATTTCCCATTTACGGTTTGAAGAATTTTTAGTTGGCACCTCAGCAGAAGTTGGTATGTCGTAAGATTCAGGTTTATTACACTCTGGATAATGTTTATTTATTCCATGGCAATTAATGCAAAATTTATTTGAGTGCATATATTGCCCTCCTCCTTGAGGTACATTTACAACATCACTTACTTCTGTATTTCTAAACTTACGTGCCATTATTTTTCTAAAATTACTAACAAATCAGATTCTTTCATTACAACATATTCTTCACCTTCAATGGTCATTTTAGTTCCACCAAAAGCAGGAAATACTACTGTTTGACCAACTTTAATTTTTGTTTCAATAAATGCTTCTCCAGTAACAGAAAAAATACCAGGTCCTACTGCTACCACTTCACCCATAAGTGGTTTTTCCTTACCCATATCAGGTATTAAAATGTTACCATACATTTCTTCTGAGTTGTCATTTTGTTTAATTACAATGTGATTGTGTAATGGTACTATTTTCATAATAAAAATTTATTTAATAAATATACAATAATTTTATATAGTTTCCAAGTTTAGTTAGCTAGATTTGCTAATACTATATAAGAGGATTTATGTCCTTCTTTATTTTCAAAATCTAATTTTATGGCTCCCTGATCAGAAATAAAAGCTTTTCCTGTTGAATCTGAGTTAGCGTCAAATATAGATTTAATATAATCAGCATTAAATTTTAATATATTTGATGGTATTGTTAAATTTGGTATAGGTATTTCAAATTGTATTTTATTTGAATGACCTTCTGGTTCTCCTAAAGTAAATTTAACTTTATGTTCACTATCTTTATTTGTATATGCTTGAATAAGAGTTGTATCAGAATTTAATGCTTTTTTAGCTTTAACCCAGTTACTAACTAATTCAGGTGTAATGTCAAATTCATAATCACTTTCAAATTCATTTATTGAAAAACTAGCATTTGGAGCTAACATTAAATTAGCTAATGCATATTCTAAATTATATTCATTATCTGCTATCAATAATCTAGTAGCAATATCATTATGAGATTGTAGGTCTATAGTGATAAATTGGTTACAAATATTAATTAACTTTAAAAATTTAGATGTATCAAATATTAAAAATTCACTATCAGTAAATTCGAAAGGAGCAGTAATTATACCTACCATATCTTTAGTAGGTGAAAATGTTTTGATAGTAACTACATTATCTTTTACTGTCCATCTTACTTTCTCACCAATTCCATCTAAATAGTATTTATAAACTATTGATAATAACGATTGTTTTTCCATATTATTTCCAAAGTATTTGAATTAAAATTATTGCAATTCCTAGGCCTAAACAAATGAGTGTTTTAAGTGTTAATGGTTCTTTAAACATATAATGAGACATAATAGAAAATACTATTACCCCAATACCAAATCCAATTAATCTACTAGGCCATATTTGGCCATCATAAGCTAATACAAAATTACGTACCGAATACATAAATAGCAGTGAAATAGGTATTCCCATACATGCTACTAAAAAAGTATTATTTTTAAACCACTCATATTTAATTTGTCCTTGTAACTGGAAAAATGTAAGTATTTGGGCTAGTAAACCGAATAATATTCCTTTTATTAAATTCATATTACTCAATATACGACTATTATTTTGACTAGACAAATTTAAAAAATTTAGAAGCATTCTCATGCATTGATGGAAAATCCCATTTTAAATCTTCATAAATGCCTACTAATTTATTCATTAATGTTGTTTCAAATCCTTCATCTCTATCAGCATATTGCTCAATAAATTGAGTAATAAATTCGGGATCATTACCTGTAAATCCTATAACATCTATCCTATATGGGTTATTTTTTAATTGAATATATTTCATTTTATCTCCTTCAGTAAAACATGAATATTGTTTATCTAATTTTTTAAATCGTAATAAATCATTGTACCAAATAGCAGCTTTAGTATTAATAGGAGCTTTTAATTTTAATGTGCTAAATATTTCACCTACTCCAGGTTTACGCTCAATATAATTAGATATTTGTTTTACTCCGGTTGGTTTAGCAATTTCAGCTATAGGAAGATTTTTAACATATTTTTTAAAATCAGTAATTTTTTTATCTATATCTTTTTTAGGATACCCTTGTAATATTGATTCAATTATTTGAGACCCAAATTTTTTATATAATGGAGTCATATTAGATTTCATAAGATCAAGACCCATCATTACTAGTTCTTCCGTAGGTACTCCTTCTTTATTTACAATAAGCATTGCATATCGACGTTTACCCGCAAAATACCCTCTCTCAATTACAACTTCTTGCTTTAATTCAAAATAATGTTTTTTATCTATATTAAATAAAGGTTTAACTAGTTTATTTAAATTATCGTTTGCTGCTTTTTGAATCTCATTTGCAATTTCTAATACAGCTTTAACGTATTCATCTTTAGTTTTAAGATCAGGATAACGTTGTAATACTAAATCTTTAACTTGTATAAATAACGAATCTGTATCTGATGTTACAACATAATCTTTATCTTTAGTATTTAATTGTTCATTCATCCATTTATTAACAAATCTAATTGATTCTTGAGTTACACGTTGTCCTGTTAATGTAATAGCTTTAGATATCATTTTATGACCATCAGTATAACGCCATCCATTAATAGCATAACATCCATAAACGTCATTTAATTTAATTTTATAGGCGTGTTGACGACGATTATAAAATTCTCCTTTAATTACATCACCAGCTTTATATGCTTTTTTCATTAAATTTTTATACTCAACACGTTTATCAAACCAATCAGATAATACTTCACATACTACTGATGAACGATCTGTTCTAAACATAGCACCAGATGCTGCTATATTAATATTATTTTCCTCTATAAATTTTATAATTTGCTTTACAGATACTTGTTGTTGATTTACAGTTCTATTTTCATTTAATCTTTCAATAGTAATTAATTGTTCAGGATCCATTTGTTTTAGATCAATTAATGTCCAATTATTATCATATTTGTCTTTATTTACTATTCGCCCAATAAAAGTTTCAATACCTATATTCAAAGAACGAATAATAGAAGGATATAGTGAAGTAAAATCTAAATCAATAACCCATTCATATAATCCTGGTACTGGATCTTTAAGATATCCACCAGCATATTCCTCATTTTTAATTATATTAGCTG